TCCCACCCCGGAGGAATAGCCGTGCCCGTCACTATCCCGCGATGTTCGCTGCTGGAGCAATCCGCCCTTCCGGATTAACCATTATCGGTTACAGGGAGCTGCGCCATAATACCGGGTAAAAGCCCTACCCTGGTAGGCGGCAAATCTGTAACATTGGCCGGCATGGCAGATGCGCCCCCTACCGAGTTGGTGCTCTCACCCCGCTGGGCCGTCAGCGTCGGCGAAATCGACGGCACCGCCCACGTCACCCTGCGGATTCAACATCCGCGCCTCGGGGAGCTGGCTTTTCTGTTGCCGAGCAATGACGCGATTGAATTGGCCGCCGCTCTCGAAAAAGCCTGGGAACGGCGGGACGACAGGCGGTTGCGCAGTGCCGTGCCGCGAGGTGGCGGCCAGGCCGAAACAGTGCGGCTGTCTCAGCCTGGTTTTGCATCCTGGTGGGCACGGCTTGTCCGGGCAGAACCCACGGTGACGACCAAATTTACCACCACCCCGACCAGCGCAGCGGATAAGCGGTCCAAAGGATCGGGTGGCGGATCGGCATAAGCCGACCAACGCACAGCGGATGCGGTTTACCGGCGGCCAGCGTCAGCGGTAATTCGGCGCTATTTCGCCGCGTGGCGTTTTTCGACATCGGCGATCAGCGTCTCGATCCAGGCGGTGCTGGTTGGGTCCTCGGCCAGTTTGGCGATCGCCTCGGCGGTGCCGCAGCCGGCGGTGATCCATACCGCATACGGCCCGGCCAATGGCGACAGCCGCATCGCGGTGTCGCAGAGCGCGACGAGCTTCGGATCGGCTTTCTTGGCCGTGTCGGCGATCTCTTGGCAGGCGGCGAGCGCGACGGCAGCGCCGAGGCCGGCCGCGAGCACCAGGCCGTTGATGATGCCGCGCTCCTTGAGGAGGAGCGCGGCGAGCGCGCAGCCGGCCGCGAGAAACTGCGCCAGCTGGCCGATGACGGTGTCGGAGAAATGCAGGCCGAGCAGCGCCAGCACAGCGCCGATCCCGGCGTAGGAGGACGGCTCGCTGAAGCGGGCAAGCAGATAGGCGAGGATTTGCATGACACATCCTTTCGTTCGGTGATGAAAAAAGCCGCCTTGCGGCGGCTTTCGGGGATCAGGGATCAGGAACCAGGGGTCAGGGGTCAGGGGTCAGGCGCCGGGGTCCTGAGGCCTGGCACCTGATTCCTGACACCTGGCGCGGCTCACTTGCGGTTCTGCTTCTGGGCGAGGTCGGTCTTCAGGTCGGCGATCGCGTGCATCACGCGGTCGAGGGCGGCGCGCATCTCCGACTGGAACTGGCGGTCCTCGGTGCGGCGCTCCTCGATCAGGCGCTCGGCGACAGTCAGGCGCGCCTCGTGGCCGGCGAGCGCGACGCGGAACTCGGCGCGCTGCACTTCGAGATCCGACCGGAGGCTCAGATAGCCGCCGAGGACGCCGCCGCCGACCGTGGCGATCACGACGATCGCCTGCACGAGGTGGCCGAGGTTGATGTCGGGGGTGAAGTGCGGGTGCAGCATGCTGTAGTGCGAGGACATCACAGGGTTCCAGAAAAAGAAAACGCTTCACCACGAAGGACACGAAGGACGCACGAAGGGACACGAAGGTGACGACGCGGCTGAAACGCCATCGCGCCCTTCGTGAGACCTTCGTGTCCTTTGTGGTGAGATGTTTTGTTGCGCGCGGCGCGCGCTAGAGGGTGCCGGAGAGGGTCCAGGCGAGGTTGGTGAGGGTCGGGTCGGGCGTCGCCGGCGCGGTGATCGTCAAGACGTCGCCGGCCGCGAAGGTGGTGGCGGTGGTCATTGTGAAGCTCGCCGTGGCGGTGGCGGCGGCGAAGACCATCGTGCCGATGGCGGTGCCGTTCTTGGCGATCGAGAAGGTCGCGGTGCTGGTGGCGGCGGTGCCGGCGGCGCCGTAGCTGCCAATGAGGCCGGCCGGGAAGGTGACGGGGGTCGCGAAGATGTAGCGCTCGATTACCTGGCTGGCGGCGGGGCTGCCGGACCATGCGCCGGCGACATAGGCCGGGCCTTGCACGGCGCCGTCGCCGGTCAGGCTGTAGCTGGTCGGGGTCAGCCCGGCGAGCCCCTGCAAACTTTGGCCGAAGATGTTGAAGGCGGGCAGTTTGACGTGGATCGTCTGGCCGATGAAGCTCTGGGGGTAGACGTATTTGAACAGCGACGGGTCGTTCGGGCCGAAACGCGCGAAGCTGGCGCCCGACGAATGGGCACCGATCGGCGTTCCGTAAACGCCGCGGCGCAGATAAGTCAGATCGTATTTATGGGCGGCGGTCAGCGTCGCGGTCGCGTAGGCGATCAGCTCGCCGTCGCAAAGCGAGAGGGTGACGAAGGCGTCGGCGTCGGCGGTGGTGCCGGAGAGGAGCTGGCCCTGGCTTTCGGTCAGGTCGACCGCGAGGGTGTTGGTCGTGTCGGGATCGGCGTGGCTCGGCAGTGCGGCGGTCAAGGTGCCCTGGCGGCCGCCGCGATAGATCGTGCCGGCATAGGCGTAACTCGTGCCGTCGAGCGACAGCCAGATCTGGCAGCCGCCCCAATTCGCGCCGCCGGTCGCGATGATCCACACTTCGGCGTCGCCGGCCGTGAGGCCCGATGGCGGCTCGAACAGGATCGGCGGATTGGTGTCGCCGGGATCGACCAGCGGATCGAGCGGCATGCCGGCGGTGGTCTGCTTCGGGTAGGCGATGGCGGTGCCGACGCCGATCGGGGTGATGGTGCCAGTCATTTATTGTCACCAGTGAGGCAGGGAGAAGAAAAAGGAAAACACTTCACCACGAAGGACACGAAGGTTTCGCAAAGGACACGAAGGCGCCTCACCGCACCACGGTGTTCGTGTGCCTTCGTGCGTCCTTCGTGTCCTCCGTGGTGAGTGGTTTAATTGCGCTCCGCGCGTAATGGTCACGGGGTCACTTCGGGGATTTCTTCGGCGGTGATGGTGAGGTCGCCATTGTCGTCTTCCTCGATCGCGGTGATGCGCACTGCCTTGTTGACGAGGCCGAGGGTCGTGTCTGTCACTTGCACGATGTCCATTGGTTCGAGCAGGGCGTAGCGCCAGCCGAGCTTGAAGCGGTAGGTGTTGCGGACATAGGCCTTGCGCTGCAACAGCAATTGCGCCGCGACGGCGGCGCTCGTCGCGTTGGTGAATTCGTGGGCCTGGACCGGCGGCTCGCTGCGCACGCCGTACTGGTCGATCAGGCCCTGGTCGAACACCGCGACGAGCTGCGGATTGTAGCTGTTGCTGCTGTCCATGTATTCGAGGCTGAGCCAGTTGGTCATCTGCGCCGGGTCGTTGCGGGACAACAATACCGGGTCGGCGCCGCCCTCCCCGGCTTCCTGCCAGCGCAGGAAATCGGAATCGCCGAGGCTGTATTGCCAGGTCAGGTTCGGGGTCCACGACGCGCCGTTGGCGCTGAGAGCCTGGTCGCCATAGGGAATGATCTTCAGCGTGTTCCCCGACCACACCACGGCCGCGGCGGTCAGCTGCGCCACCTCCTCGAGCCAGCGCGCCGCCGGCTGCTGCTTGTCGAGCAAGAGGGACATCGCCAGCTCGGCGGCCTGGCAGTAGAGGCCCCAATCGGCGAGGCTGCCATCGGTGTCGAGATGGGCGGCGGGGAAGCCGGCGCCGTAACGCGGATTGGTCAGCGGGTCGGTGACGATCCGGTCGGGCCTGGTGTCGCGCGGGAAACTCGGACCGGCGGTGCCGGCTTCGATGCCGAAGATCTCGAAGGACAGGTTGGGCAGGGCCGGCGACGATCCCAGCTGCAACGGCGTGCCGGTGACATAGGCGGTGCCGGAATAGCCGATGACCGGCGTGTTGCTGTCGCTGGAGGCGAAGACCGGGTCGGGGCTCTGGCCGTCATCGCCGGCATAGCCGTTGAGGCCGACCGTGCCGAGCCCGGTGGCGACGCCGCCATTGGCCCAGATGCGCAATGCCGGGCCGCCGTCGCTGACATCGAAGGCGACCGGGCCCTGGCAGACGCCGAACGCGACATCGACCGAATATTGCTGGTTCGAGCCCTTCTTGCCGCCGGAACTGCCGAGCCCCTTGCCGCCCTTGCCGCCGCTGCTGCCGGAGAAGCCCCAGAATTCGAGCAAATTCACCGTGACCCGCTGCGTGCCGTAGCAGAGATGCAGCGGGCTCCCCGCCATGCTGGTGTTGTAGCGCAGCGAATTGAGCTGCGGGTGATCGAAGGCGTTGACGAACGGGCTCGGCCCGCCGCCCTTGCCGGTCGGGATGTCGGACATCGAATTTATTCACCAGTGAGACGGAGAGGCAGTGAGAAAAAAAGAAAACGCTTTAACGCAAAGGACGCAAAGGATGCGCGGAGGTACGCGAAGGCGTTGGTGCCGCTGATGCGCCTTCGCGTCCGTTGCGTGTCCATCGCGACCTTCGCGATAAGGAATTGATTACGCTGCGCGCGCGAAGCCGACGAGCCAAACCCCCGTGCCCGGGCTTGTCCCGGGCATCCACGTCTTCAACTTCAGGCATTCAATTTCACAATGAGGCGGTGAAACAGTGAGATGTTCGCGCGCGAGGTACCCAAGAAAACGACGAAGGCACGGAGGTCGCGGAGACGGATACTAAAGGACCGCGGGCGTCCCGCCCGCATGCGGCCGAGACGGCCGCGGTCCAAATCCAAAACCTCCGTGTCCTCCGTGCCTCCGTGGTGAATTTCAAGGCCGCTCCGCGGCGAGGTATCGTCTTCGCACCGCTTCGGCGCCTCCTTGTCCGAAGGGCGAGAAGAATTTCACCGGGCGGGCGGCGAGCGGGTAGCGGGTCGCGTCGCCATGCACGACGCCGATGCTCCAATAGGCGTGGATCACGCGCGGCCATAGGGTGACGATCGCGCCGTGCGAGAAGGTGCGGCCAAAGCGGAACAAGGCGATGTCGCCGGGCAGTGGTCCGGTCCCTTGGGGCGGGCCGGGGATTTCGCTTGCGTAGCGGGTCAGACCTTCGAGGTAGCGCTCGGCGTCGCGGTGCAGGTGCCAGTCCGGCACGTAGAAGGGCGGGTCGATGTGCGGCGCGACCCCGGCGCGCTCGTAGATTTCCGCGAGCAGCATCAGGCAATCGATCCCGGCGCCCTTGACCCGCGCCGCGTGGTGAAACGGCGTGCCGATCCAGCTTTCGGCTTCCCGAACGACGGCGGCACGGAGAGCGGGGAGATCGGAACTCATCTCAAACCCACCCCGTGCCCGGCTTCATGCCGGGCTCCCACGCCTTTTGCTGCCGCAACCGGTCGAAGACGTGGGTGCCCGGAACAAGTCCGGGCACGGGGGTTCGCGCTTGGTAACAGAGACAAACCATGCACAATCTCCGCCATGAGCGGGTGGCTCTACATGATGACCAGCACTGGCCGCGCGCCTGGAAGGTGCGGCTCATTCACCGTGACAACCCGGATTGGGACGATCTCTACGACCGGCTGCTGTGAAAGACGTGGGTACGCGGGACAAGCCCGGGCACGGGGATTAGTGGTGTGGCGGGCGCCAGTACGACGCTCTTATGCAAGACGGGCGGAACCCGGTATTCTGGCGCAACTTGTTCGCCGGGCCGGCCGGACTGCATCCGCAGCGAAGAATGCACGGCGCGCCGGCGAGGAAGAGGCGGAGGCGAGGATGTCCGCGCTGCGGCTGGTTCTGCTGTTCGTCGTGAGTTTGGCGCTGACGGGGTGCCCCGGCCCGAATTACGCACCCTATGACAACATGAACAACAACAGCCCCGGCTGACGCCGCGCCGTCCCGGCCGCATGCGGGCGGGACGCCCGCGGTCCTTTAGTATCCGTCTCGGTGACCTCCGTGCCTCCGTGGTGAGATTTGATGGTAGTGTCGCAGTCGATTGGGTTCATCGATTCACCGTCGTATCAGGCTTGTTCCGATGTTTCCTAAATCGGCTTCCCGGCGAAAGGCTCACGGGATGCCGTCCTAGACGGCGGTTTCGGGGGGCGGGATGTAGGGGAAGCCACCGTAGCGCGCGAGGTTGTCGAAGGTGCCCTGGCAGGCGGCAGTGGTATGGTCGCAGCCGGGCAGGAAGCGGAAATTATCGCCGAGCGCGACCGGGTAGAGCCAGGCGCGTTGCTGATAGGCGACGCCGCCGATCATCTGGCGGATCGTGCGGGTCAGGCCGGCGTTCGGGCCGGTGAGCCCAACCATTGTGCCTTGGTCGAACAGACTCGCGGGGCTGGGGCTCAGGCTGGTGTGGATCTCCGATTGCGTCGAACCCGACAGCGCGGCGGCGGTCTGGGCCAAGGTCGATCGGTCGAAGCCGCACATCGCATCGCCGAAGGCATGGGTGCAGGCCGCCTGGTAGAGCCGCCGCGGCATCTGCTGGATCGCCAGCAAATTCATCAATGACTTCACCTTGATCTGGATTTTGCTGCGCCCGACATCGGTCTCGGCGACCCGGCCATAAAACCAGATGATCGCGCCCAAAGAGGTGTCGAGGCCGCCATGGGCGTCGGGCTGCGGCGGCGCGAACAGGCGGTCGAGCTCGATCGTGGCGCCGTCGAACAGGCCGAACCTTATTGCATCGGCGAACGACACCGTGCCGATCCGGTCGGCGGCGCCGGCCAGGATTTCGATGTCGAGCTCGCTCGGTTGGACGCCGATCTTGGTCGCGACCTTGGAGCGGCCGAACCGCGGGCCGAAGCTAAAATCGGTGTAGTCGAGCGCGTTGTAATTGAGGCTGCCGGACGGAAACCGCGTGCCGGGAATCCGCAGCGATGTCGTCCAGCCGGAATAGCGCAGGATCTCGCCGCTCGGCAGCGCGACGGTGTAGAGATCGGCGACGATAAAGGTGTCGTGCGCCGCCAGATAATCGGCGAGCGCGGCGGAACAGGGTCGCATTATCATTCACCAATGAGGCAGTGAGACAGTGAGACGAAAAGAGGCAACGCTTCACCACAAAGGACACGAAGGATGCACGAAGGCGCACGAAGGCGGCGGTGGGGCTGAGACACCTTCGTGTACCTTCGCGAAACCTTTGCGTCCTTCGTGGTAGAGGGTTCTCTTTTTTTGCGCTTCGCGCGGGATGGTCACGGGAACACGGATTGCAGCTTGATCTGACGGGCCTGCCAGAGCTGCAGCATGAAATTCTCGAATTCGGCGGTGTCGTCGGAGAAGCGAACGCGGAAGTAATAGGTGAAATCGGCGGTGATCGCCTGGCCGGCGGGCGGCGGCGTCGTGAATGTCACCAGGCCGGTCGCGGTGTCGACGGAATAGGTTGTGGGTGATTGCAGCACGCCGTCGAAAGAGATCGCCGAGACCAGGTTGGGTGCGGTGATCGGCTCCGCGAAACCGCCCATGTCGCGCACCAGCTGATAGACCGTCGCGCTGCTGTCGCCGGTGCCGAGCAACTGCGCTGTCACCGCATGGTCGGTGGGGTCGTCGAACAGGAAGGGCTGAAACGCGCCCTGCTGCTGCAGGAAGAAGCCGGCCAGGGTACGCAATTCGTCGTAGCCGGTGCCGATCCCGCCGGCTCGCGTGTCCCATCTGTCGCGCAATAACGGATAGGTCAGGGTCCAGCTCCAGACCGGGTTCGGCTGATCGAGCGCGCGCCATTCGCGGCCGTTGACGGCGCGCTGGATGCGCGTCGCGAACTTCGCCGATTTGGTCACCGACCAGCCGAGGCCGGGAAGCGCCGGGAAAATTGCGGTCACAGTGTGGCCTCAGGCAGTGAAGAGAAAACGCTTTAACGCGGAGGGCGCGAAGGATGCGCGGAGGACGCGAAGGCGGCGGTACGGCTGATCGGCCATCGCGGTACGTCTTTGCGCCAAGGTGTGATTGCGCGCGAAGCGCGCGGGAAAACCACGGAGGCACGGAGAGCACGGAGGTTCCGGGACCGCGGCTCCTCCGTGACCTCCGTGTCTCCGTGGTGAATTTGTTTGGCCGCTTCGCGGCCGGTATCGATTTTCGATTGGCGGAATGCGCTGTGCTTTTCCGCCCTACGAGTCTTCTTTTGTTACCCCGTGGCCGGGCTTGTCCCGGCCATCCACGTCTTTCCGGTATGCCCTCGGAACGAAGACGTGGACCCCCGGGACAAGCCCGGGGGAGGGGAACTTTCTTTAAGATTTCAGATCTGATTAGAGACAGCGCTCACGCTACAGGGTGCGGGGGGTCAGGGCGTTGGAGCGCAAGAGGTTGCGGACGGCGCCGGGGTTGCGCGCCAGCAGGCCGGTGAACCAGCGCTCGACCGCGGGTCCGTCGGACGGGCCGTGGAAATGCAGGTGCAGGTCGCTCGCGCCGTTGTTCGCTCCGGAGCCGGAAGCGATCATGCTCTGCAGCCCTTCGCTGATCGAGGCCGGCAAGACCATCTCGCGGGCATGCAACAGGGCCGGGGTCGCGCCGGCGAAATTCGGCAAGGCCCAGCCGCCGGCGGCGGACGGCACGATGCCACCGCGCGCGAAGGCGAGCAGACCGCCGAGAAAGCCGAAGATGCCGCCGCCTTCCGCCGCCGAAGCTCCGGCTGTGGCGCCGCCGGCGGCGGCGAGCGCGCCGGCGCCGCCGGTGGCCGCCGACGCGCCTAAGGTGCCGGTCAATGCTGTCAGAGCGGCGGTGTTGGCAGCGAGGGCGGCGGTGTTGGCGCCGTTCAGCGCGGCCTGGCCGGCTTGCTGCGGCAGGCCGAAGATCCAGCGCGACAGCGTATTGCCGAGCACGTCGCCGACCCCCTCGCCGGCACTCGGCGCGGATTGGCCGAGCAGCCCGGCGAGCGGGCCGGCCGCCATCTTCGAGACGGTCGTGCCGAGCATGTCGACGATGCCGCGCTCGACCGAGCGCAGCACCAGCCCGGCCGCCGAGCCGAAGCTCTCGGTGCCCTCGATCAGCCCTTTGACCGCCGAGCGCCAGCCGGCGCCGATCGCGTCGAAAGCCTGGCGGTAGGGCTGCGCGACCCGGTCGGCCTCGCGCCGCGCCGCCTCGGCGAGCCGCGCCTGATCGCGGGCGATCTCGGCACCGTAGCGGGTGCTGAGCTCGATCAGCTCGCGGTAGGTCTGCGCCTTCTCCGCCAGGGTCGCGGCATCGCCGGCGAGGACATCCTCGAGGCGGGCGCGCTCCTCGGCATTGTGTTCGGCGGTGTATTCGATGTCGAAGCCGAGCGCCTGGCGCAGCGACAGCGCATGCGCCGCGACCAGCTCCTGCATCTCGGATTTGAAGACGGCGAGGCCGGCGGCACCGGCATGCTGGATCGCCGCCTCGGTTTCGAGGAACGCCGCCTTCAGCTGGGTCACCGGCGCGACCGCGCCGGCGACCGCCTGCTTCAATGTCGCAAGCGCCGACACCGCGCCGCCGATATCGGCGCCGAATTTGATCTGCACCTCGTCGGCCAAGTGTCACCTCAAACTGAAAAAGAGAAACGCTTCACCACGAAGGACACGAAGGATGCACGAAGGAGGCGAAGGAGGCGGTGCGGCCGATCCGCCTTCGTGTCCTTGATGAGGCCTTCGTGCCCTTCGTGGTGAATCTCTTGGCCGCTACGCGGCCGTGACTGTGGGTGCTCCGGCTATTTCACTTCGATCGACCAGTAGCCGGAGACGTTGCGGCCGGCTTCCATGCTGGTGGCGCCGGTCCATTCGACATAGGTCGTGTAGGTGAAGCGCGCGCCGCAATAGGCGAGATCGGCGGCGCGCGCGGTCAGGCGGTGACGGCCCAACAGGCCGGCCGACAGATCGCGCCGATCCGTCTTGATCCGCGGCTTCACCGAATTCTCGATGAACTGATAGAGTGCGAGTTTCGTCAGCGACGGGCAGCGGCGGCCGAGGATGCGCGCCACCATGTCATAGACGCCGCTCTGGTCGTAGGCCGCCTCGGTCGCCGCCGGGATCAGGTCGCGCATCAGGCTCGATTCGACGCTGATGACGGTGTCGTCGGGGTTGAGGCGCACCAGCATCACCAATGTCTCGGTGCGGCCCGGCAAACGGCCGCTGAGGCTGACGAGCCCGCCGCCGCCGAGCGGCCTTCCGTTGACATCGACCCGGTGGCGTCGCGCCAACGCCGCCGGGATCAACCCCTCGTCGAGCCGCATCGTCGCCTGCAGCCAGTGGACGCAGGCCTCGGCCGGAACGCCGAGACAGCCCGGCCCGTCGAGGGGATTGGCGGCGGCGGCGTGGGCGGGCGGCGGTGGCGCGAGAGACGCAGCCAGCGCGGCAACGACGCCGCAGATCGCAAGCCAACGCATCGCTTCTCCCCTATTTCGGCGCCCGGCGAAAATCTATGCCGTGTGATCGCCGATCGACAATCCGTCAGAGCAGGACACCATCCGTCATCCCCGGGCTTGGCCCGGGGATCCACGAATCTGTTTCTCGTGGATGGCCGGGCCAAGCCCGGCCATGACGGTTTAGTTTGACGATTTAATCTTGGTTTTGTCAGCACGGGCGCGGTTGCGGGCGCGCAGGGTGGCGAGGTCGAAGGTGGCGGGCGGGAGGTCGAGCGTTGCAGCGGGTGCGACGGCGAGGCCGGGCGGTGGGGCGGCGGCGAGGTCGGCGATTGAGGCCGCTGGAGGTCGGGGTGACGGTTGCCAGCCAAGCAGGCGGGCAATGGTTTGCAGCAGCAGATGCGGCGGGCGGGTTGGCTTCCCAGTAATGGAAGATCTCGCCGGCCTCGGCCAAGGTCATCTGGTCGATCACGCGATAGGGGTAGAAGCAGCCGGTGGCGAGGGCGCCGTAGAGGGCGCCGAGCTGGGCGCGGGGATCGTCCCCGCCAGTGTCGTTGCGCTCGCCACCGGCCCCGCTTCCCCCTGGCCTAACTCCTGGGGATGCAGTCCGGCCATTTGCAGGATCGCGGCGACCGCCGCGTTGAGCTCGGGCAGGCTGGCGGCGCAATCGAGCACCGCCTCGACGGTCAGCTCTGGATGCGCGGCGGCGAGGCCGGCCGTGACGAGCTTCGCGGCCGCGTCGATCAAGCCGCCGCCCGAGGCGCCGGCCATCTCGTCGAGCGCATCCAGCAGATGGCGCAACTGGCCGAGGGTCAGCGGCCGCAGGGCGAATTCGCGGCCGCCGAGCTTTATGGTTTCGGTCATGCAACCTCCATGAAGAAGGGTTCACAATGCGGCGGTGAGGCAGTGAGAAAAAAGAACGCTTTGACGCGGAGAGCGCGAAGGATGCGCGGAGGACGCGAAGGCGCTGGTGCCGATGAGCTGCCTTCGCGTCCTCTGCGGCAACGGATTGGTTGCGCGGCTTCGCCGCGCGGGATTCGGTTACTGCAAAGTGCCCCGTGACCGGGCTTGTCCCGGTCATCCACGTCTTCTTTCTTCACCGCATGAAGATTTGGGTGGCTGGAACAAGCCCGGCACGGGGCCGTAGGGCGGGTGAGCGAAGCGTAACCCGCCACCTCGTGCCGGCTGAAGAATGGCGGGTTACGCTGCGCTCACCCGCCCTACGTTTCGGGTTATTCGGCGGCGCTGAGGGTGCCGATGGTGCCGGCGGCGTCGGCGAAGGCGCTGAAATCGAATTCCTGGATCTCGTAATCGTCGGTCTTGGTCGGCAGTGACAGTTTCGAGGCGGTGCAGGCGTTCAAGACGAGAGCCAGGCCGGCGGCGGCGCCCTGAGTCGTCTTGGTCGTGTAGAACGTCGCCTTGAAGGTCGGCGTGTAGCCCATGAACTGGTTGGTCAACACCAGCTTCTTGCCGGCCGCGCTGATATTGTACACGTAGCTGATCGCCACGGCGGCGTTGGTATCGGCGGCGGCGAAGGTGTAGACGCCAGTGGCGAGGTTCACCGAATACTGGCCGGCGGCGGAGGGGGTCGTGACGCGGGTGAAGCGGCCGCCGGCATTGCCGCCATTGGCGTAGTAGACCCCGAGATCGTCGGCATAGCCGGAGGCGTTGGCGACGGCGATCGTGAACGGCGTCGTCGCCGGCACGTTCGCCGCCTCGTTCTCCGACACCGTGAGCTGGCCGGCGGCCGGACTCTGACCGAAGAACAGATCGCCGTAGATCGCGCCGAAAATGCGCGCGACCTTGGCCTTGCCGGCGATCTTGCCCTGGCCGCGCGCGATGTCGACCGGGAACTGGAACTGGCCCCACAATTCCTTCGTGGTCCAGTCGAAATCGATCTGCACATCCTGCAGGATGCCGAACTGGTCCGGGCCGATCCCGGTGCCGGTGACATCGGTGCGGTTGCCCCACAGCGCGCCGGCGCCGAACGCGAGTTGCATTTGGTTCTCCTTGGGTCAGATGTTCACAATGAGGCGATGAGGCGGTCAGAAGAGAAGGAGGAACGCTTCACCACGAAGGACGCGAAGGGTGCACGAAGGACAGGAAGGCGCCGCGGCCCTTGATGATTGGCCGAGCCCTTCATCCCATCCGGCGGTGTTTTGGTCGGCTCACTGCGTCACGACCTCGGCAACGCGGCTTGCAGAAGGCGCTTCAGCTCTTCCTTGGCGGCGAAGGCATGGTTCCAGGCCTGTGTCACCTGCGCGACCGGCGAACCGGGGAAATGGTCGGCCCACCAGCGTTCGATCAGCGGCTCGATAGCGTCCGGCGCGGCCGGTGTCGGCCCTTCGGAGTCGTTCGTGTCCATATCGGCTCCTTGATGATCAATATGAGGGGCAAAGCAGTGAGAAAAAACGCTTCACCACGAAGGACACGAAGGACACGCCAAGGTACACAAAGGCGTTGCGGCGGCTGAGATGCCATCGTGTCCCTTGTGCATCCTTCGCGTCGTTCGTGGTGAATTTTTGTTGTGCGGCTAGGCCGCGTAGTAACGACAGCGGCCTTCACAGGCAGAGGATTTCGATCGGGATGATCGCGATCGCCTGGTCGCCGAGGATGCCTTCCTCGGTCTCGATCTTGCCGGCGATGGTCGCGTGCTGGACCATCGCGGCGAGGCCGAGATCCTGGAGGCCGGTCGCCGCGGCCGGGGCGAGCGCCGTCTCGACCGCGTCGAGCAGCGGGTTCAGCACGGTTGTCGGCGAGAGGTGCGGGTCGCTCGAATGGGCGTAGAGGTAGAGCTCGACATTCAGGGTCCACACCAGCGGCGCGCCGAGTGTTTTGGTTACGGCATTCTCGCTCTTCTGGGCCATGAACAGTGCCGGCTGCTCGGCCGGGGCGACGTCGCTCCAGTGACGCAGCCGGCGCTCGGCGGTGACAAACCCGGCGGCGCCGGCGACCAGCTCGAACAGCGCGGCGTAGATCGGCTCGCGGGCAATCATCGCATGTTTTCCATTTCACACTCGAATCTACCGCGCACACTGCCCGTACCCGGCTTTATGCCGGGCACCCACGTCTTAAATCGGCGCGAAAATCGAAGACGTGGGTGGCCGGAACAAGTCCGGCCACGGGGGCTGTTGGTTTCACCATGCGAGGAGCGCCTCGCGCGCCGCGGTGGCGAGGCGGGCGCGGATTTCGGGCGCCATGGCGTCGAGCGCGGATGACAGGGAGATGCGGCGCGGCATTGCCCTGGATGCGGGCCGTCTCGGCCGCAACCGGAGGGAGGGGGCGGGCGGGACGCCCGCGGTCCGAAGGATGAGCGCGCGGGCGGAAGGGGGTCGTAAATTCGACGATGCGAGCGTCGCGGTGATGGTGTTCGGGCCGGTGTCGATGGTCAGCGCGAGGCGGGTTGTGGAACCGAAGCGGTCGCGGAGAGATTGCCCGAGGCGGTCGAGCTCGCGCGTTAGGGCTTCGCGCAGACGGGACGGCAGCCGGTCGAGGCGGGTGGCGAGCGCGTCGGTGTCGAGGGAAGGGGCGATCATAGGGCGGCTCCCAGCAAGGCGGGATCGGTCATGGTCGGGGCGAGGCGGCGGGCGAAGCCCGAGGCGGGCGCCACCGCGCGGTATTGCGTGAGGAGGGTCTTCACGGCGTCGGAGATGTCCTTTTGCGAAAAGGTGACGGTCTCCCCGCCGCCGAGCGATTTCGACACCTCGCCGATGCGGGTGCGCTCGCGGTAGCGTTGGCACACAAGCTCGATGCAGGCCTGCGCGATGTCGGGCGGGGTCGCGGCGTAGCCGGCGGTGTAGGTGACGATGACGTTCTGCGGCCGGCGGGTGAAGACATAGCCGCGCAGCGCCAGCTCGGTCGGGGTGAAACTGTAGCCGGCGCCGAAGCCGCCATCGGTCGGGGCGGGCGGGATCATCAGGCCGTCGATCGACAAGGACAGGACCGCGGTGACCGGGATGTTGGCGAAGGCGAGCAGCTGACCGCCGGTGCCGTCGCGCAGTTCAAGCCAATCGGCCGCGGCGATCTGACGGCCGAGCCAGTTCTGGATGAACTCGCTGGCCGCGGTGATCAGGCGGGTCAGCAACGCATCGTCGGTGGCAGGGAACGGGTTCTGACCCGTTTGCAGCCAGGCCTTCACATCGGCCAGATTCGTCAGATCGCCATACGCCATCGCTTGTCCTCGCGAATAGAAAATTCTCACCACGAAGGACACGAAGGCCGCACAAAGGGCACAAAGGAGGATTTGTCCTTCGTGTCCTTCGTGAAACCTTTGTGGCCTTTGTGGTAAGTGGTATTGATTAGCCGTTGCCGATGTTGGTGATGACGCCCATCGCGAAGGGGGCGTAGACCGCGAGGACCTCCTCGGCGTAGACGCCCACCTGGCGCTGGCGGGTCACCACCGGCCAGTCGATCTGGTAGTAATCCTGGCGGGTCTTCACTTCGGCGACGTTCGGCACCTCGTTCGACTGGTACTGGATCGGCAAATTCTCGGCATAGCCGATGATCGTGCCGGGCGGCACGCGCGGATGGATGCGGACCGGGATCTTCAGCCCGCCATTCAGCGCGAACGGGTTGAAGTAGAACGACACCGCGCCGGCCGCGGCGAGATCGTAGGGGTTGCCGTCGGCGCCGTTGACCTCGTAGCGCAGCAACGGACCGGAGGCGTTCGACAAGACCTTGGCGGTGATGTTCTTCAGCTCCTGCACGTTGACGTACAACACGGTCGGCGACACCTGGTAGAGGTTCCACATCTGCTGGAACATGTCGTCGATCTCGTTGACCGAGCCGCGCCCCGAGGCGTTGAGCGGCGTGCCCGTCCCGGCGGTGCCGGTCGCCATCGTCTTGACATAAGCGTTCGAGCCGGATTTCAGCGCCGTCGTCAGGAGGCCGTCATAGGCATAGTTCGGGTTGGCGGAATTGTCGGCGGTGACCGCGGAGACCGCCTGCTGGCCGCCGGCGAGCGGTGCGGCGAAGGTCGCGCTGTTGATCGTCGTAATCGCCTGCAATGTCTCGGCGCCGGCGGTCCCGACATACCAGGCATAGGCGACGGCACCCTGCAACGCGACGACACTGGCCGACAACGTTTGCCCGAGTGTCACCGCCTGGGTGGCGTTGGCGCTTTTGTTGGACGAGCCGCCGGACAGAACGAAGGTCTTGCCGTCGGCGCCGGCGATCGTCTTGGT